TGCAAACTCAGGCGGCGGCGGTGGCGGCGGCGGGCACTATTTCGGAGGGTTCGGCGGCGGCGCGGGCGGCAACGGCATCGTTGTGATCCGCTACGCCGGGCCGCCGAGGGCGACCGGCGGCGCGATCTCGGAGAGCGGCGGCAACACCTACCACACCTTCACCGGCACCGGGAACTTGAACTTCGGATGAGCAAAGCCCTCGCCATTGGTGCGCTGCTGGCCCTCGCAGGCTGCGCGCAGCAACGCATCGGCATCGAGCTCTACGACCCCAACGTCTACACCCGCGCCGAGGCCGACGCGATCGCCGCCGAGCTACAGTGCAAGAACACCGCCAGGACTCCGGTGCAGCTCGGGCGCTGCATCGGCAATAGACGGGGGCCGCCGTGAGGGGGTATAGTTCGCCTGCTCCGGGTGTGATGACCTGAGCGTTGTGGATGGTGCAAGCGCCCGCGGCCTTATCAGGGGGCCGCGGGTGTCTTTTTTGTTTGGCGTTAAGCCAGTCGGAGTGCAGTCGCGCCGTTCTGCTTGCGACGCATCGCCAGGCCGCCGATGCCGGCGAACCCGATGATGAACATCAGCCAGGTAGAAAGTTCCGGTACGGCCGCGACAACCGGCGTCACGTCGATGCGGAAATGCTCGAAATCGGTGATGAGGCCGCCGGAGGACAGCCGCATGTCGATGTCCCAGATCGTCTCACCGTTGATGGCCTGAAAATCAAAACCGTTCTGCCCATTCTTGAGGGTGCGAACGAAATTGAAGTTCTCAAAGCCACCATCCGCTTCCCGCGCCGTAACGTGGAACAGGATGGTGCCCTCGCCCTTCAGCGAGAAGATCTCGCGGGTGATGCCGAGCTGGGTGGTGTCGAGGGCGTCAAAGACGCGGATCTGGAGATCGCCGGTGCCGCCGATCTTGATGTCATTGCCGGTGCCAGACCCGGTGAAAGACCCGGAGAGAGAACGATCGAGGAAACGCACCACCTCGTCGTTCTGGCCGTTGAGCCTGCCGAGGATCAGATTACCCCCGACAGCCCCGGTGAAGACAACGTTGTTGCCGGTGCCGCCCAGACTGTCTCTTAGAATGATATCGGCGCTGGCGGGTGTCACCGCCGCTAACGCAAGTAAGGCAGTTAACAAAAGTTTTCTCATGGTAATCTCCTAGCTAGGGAACGATGCGGGTGCATCGCGGAGGGCAACTACGTTGCCTTCGGCGGCGCATCCTTCAGTCGCTTCAGCATCTCCTCGATACACTGGACCTCGTGCGCGGTCAGCTCCTTGTCGGACTGCGCCATCTGCTCGGCACCGCAGACGGAGCAATAACGCCGGTGGACGCCGATCGGCAGCATGCGGCGGATGTTCATTTTGCTGTCCCCGGGGCGAGGGCGGTGCGGGCGATCTTGCCGGGCATCGGCCTGTCGTAGCCGCTCTCCTTGGTCCACTCATCCTCAGAGAAATCGTCCGCGAACTCGCCGCATGGTTCATCACCCAGCATGACTATCGCGTGGTAGGTTTCCGGGTTTGCGTAGAACTCCAGCGCCGCCTCCAGCGCCTCGATGCGGGCGGCGGCTGCGTTGCGCATCCAACGCGCATCTTCAAGGTCAATCGGCATCCAGTGGCGCAGTCGCTCGACAATGTCGCTCATTTGTCCTGCTCCGGTGCGAGTGCGGCACGGGCGATGCCAATCAGAGCGTCATATGCGCCCTCGACATCGAGTTCTTCCTTGTCCATTTCTCTGGTTGTCATCTGCCTAGCTATATCCCGCAGCGCCGCCTCCAGCGCCTCGATGCGGTCGGCGGCTTCGTTGATGGTTGCTCTTGACAGCCGTGTGTCGCCAAGCCGCAGGCGATTAACAAGGTCGCTCACTTAGCTTGCTCCGGTGCGAGTGCGGCGCGGGCGATGTCTTGTACGGCAACCCAGTTGCGACCCCCCGCCATGGACCGCGTGTAAATCTCCCGCAGCGCCGCCTCCAGCGCCTCGATGCGGTCGGCGGCTTCTCCATAGAGAGGATTAAAATGGCTCCCAACTCGTTTGTGGTCGGCCATGTCTCGAAGTCGTTCCATAAGGGCGCTCATTTGTCCTGCTCCCAACGATAGGCCGCCCACAATTGATGGCATGCCAGATTACGACTATCGACCAGAAGCCAACTGACATGGGTTTGCCAATTGTAAAACAGTCTGCGGTTCCACCAGCTTTTCATTTGTCCTGCTCCGGTGCGAGTGCGGCGTAAGCCTCTCTCGCGCGGTTTAAATATCCTTCCTCGCTAAGGAAGTCGGCAGCCTCCTGCAACGCTGCCTCCAGCGCCTCGATGCGGTCGCCACGCCCACGCCAATCATCGGCAGCATCCCGCAGCGCCGCCTCCAGCGCCTCGATGCGGGCGCGAGCGAGGGATGTTGCTTCTCTGTAAATATCGCCAGCCTCCCGCAGCGCCGCCTCCAGCGCCTCGATGCGGGATTGTAGAAATGCCTCGTCGCTCACGTCAGCACCTTCTTGAGCATCTGGTCGGAGGCGGCGCAGGTCTTATCGATCCAGGCCCGCGCCTCCTTAAAATCGTCGGCCAGGCACAGCGGGCCGATGTCGCCATCGAACACGGCGACCATCGAGTAGATATTTCCGTTGCGGGGATCGAACGCCATGCCGATCTCCAGCGAGTAACCGCGGTGCTTGACCTTCATGACAACGGATCCCAGAGACAGAGTGAAATCACGGCGAGCATGCCCACGGTGAGGAAGGCGGCAATGTACTCCATTATCGTGCCCCCTCAGTCAGGGAACTCGAGGAAGCCAACGGGTGCCATGGCGCGGTTGACGGCGTCGACCAGGCGGTTGGCCAGATCCTGGTCGCCCAGCAGGATGACGATCTCGGTGTCTTCGCCGCGGCTGCTGGCGCAGTGCAGGGTCACCGGCGCGCCCAGGCTAGACTTAGAGCGGGCGGCAATGCGGTAGATGTTGTGGAGGGTGATGGTGGTGGACGGGATGGTTGCCACGGTTCGGCTCCAGTGTGATGAGGGCGCGCCAGGATAATCCAGCGCCGGCACCTTTACAATGGCCCAGGAACCATTAAGAAATGGTTCATGGCAAAGAAAATACACCCCACCGTCCGCGCCCTGCTCGACGAGATCGAAGAATACCGCGCCAGGGCCGGCATCGATAAAACCAATTTCGGCCTTGCTGTCATCAACGACGGCCACTTCATCCGCCGCATGGAGGCCGGCCGGGTGCCGAAACTCCACACCATCGACCGGGTCAGGGCCTATATCGCGGCCCGATCTAAAGCGGTTCGACGCGCCTGAGCGCCTCGGCGTCGCGCAGGTATTTCTCGAAGGCCTGCTGCGCCGTCATCTTGTAATGGACGCGGTCCAATTTCATTTGGTCGACTGTGTCGGAAGCCGAACAGACACGCACCATAACTGGTTTAGACTGGCCGGAACGATAGAGGCGAGCGATCGTTTGCTCCCACAATTCCGGCGACCATGTCGGCGACATCCACGCCATGTCGGCCCCGCCATGTTGCAGATTGAGCCCATGGCCGCCGGAAGCCGGGTGCATCACCAGGAACGGCAGCTTGCCTGCATTCCAATTGCGGATGATGCCCTCGTTACGACTGTCGATCACGCCGGGGCCAAGGTACGGCACGTTGTCGCCGAGTAGCTTGCGGATGGCGCGCAGATCCTCGCGAAACTCATAGATCAGGATGGTCGGCCCCGAGGCCTCCGTAATGATGTCTTGCAGCCACTGGATTTTTTCATCGTGAATAATGACCGGCTCGACGCGCGCGCCCTCCTCCTCCGCATAGAGAAAGCCATTGGCGATTTGCGCCAGCTTTCCGGTGGCGACGGCCGCGGATGCAGCGACTACCCGACCGACCGCGAGATGCTTTTCCATCTCCTGGTAGGCGTTGCGGGCGCTTGTCGGCAGCTGGACCCGGTCGATGATGATCGACAGCTCCGGCAGCTGCGGCAGCTCGTCGTCGGCCAGGGTGACGATGTGGGGCGCGATGTCGGCGTTTAGCTTCGCCTCCGCCTCCGGCAGCGGCTTCCACTCGTAGCCCCACTGGTCGGCCGGGTAGAAGTATTGCTTCTGCCAGGCGTAGAACGATTTGCCCCACAGCTTGCCGCGCGTCACGATGCGGGCCGGCATGAACAGGTCCATCGCGGAGTTCGGCCGCAGCGTGCCGGTGAGGCCCCACACCATCTTCCACTGCGACGCAATCTTGGCGAGATCCTTGGCCCGCACGCCGGTGGGGTCGCGCAGTTTCGACACCTCGTCGATCACCAGCAAATCAAACAGCGGGTGCTCGTTCGGCATCTTCTTGAGGTGGTCGACCAGCCACTGCACCAGGTCGATGCCGATGATGGTCATCTGGTAATTAGGCGCGTCGAGCAACTGCACCAGGCGCTGCGCCGGCGTGCCGGCCAGCAGCTGATAGGTCAGGCCCTCGGTGTGCGCCCATGCCGCAATTTCGTCGGGCCACACCGAGCGCGCCACCCGCTTCGGGGCCACCACCAGCGCGTGGCGGATGTACTGGTCGAACAGTAGCTCCTCGATCGCGGTCAGCGCCGAGATGGTCTTGCCGCCACCTGGGCGCACCACGCAGAGCGCCTCGTCATTGGCGTACAAATGATCGGCGATGCGGTTCTGGTAGCCGCGCAGGTCTGCTTTCTGTCGCATCTACTTGCCCTCGTAAATTAGGCTATCCCACACAGTGCGCGGGCTGGCGTGCAGTGACCTACGGCGCGACGGCAGCGCCGGCAGGTTGGCCTTCTTGCACAGGCCCTCCTTGGCGGCGATGTTCATCACCGGCCCCATGGCGCGGTGCTCGTGAGTGCCGGGCCGCAGCTCCTCCGGCACCGCATAGTACAGATCGTAGACGTCGTCGGAGGTGAATTGCCGACGCTCGCGGGCGACGTCCCAGACCAGGTCAACCATGAAATCGATCCACCCTTGGTTGGCGTTGGCCTCGACCTGGTCCATCGCCAACCGCTTGGCCTTCTCGGCCTCGCTTTCGTTGTCGCTCATAGCCCTCGGCTCCCTTTGTGCTTGGTGTAGTAGTAGCCCATCGTCTCCTCGCTCATGATCGGCAGGCCTTCGCTCCAATCGAAGCCGCGCTGCATCACCTCACGCAGCCGGCCGGCGATGTACTCGGCATTCTCCGCCGCGCACTCGACCAGGATCTCGTCATGGGTATGCAGCCGGGTGACGAACCCCTCCGCCTCGAGCCGCACAAGTGTTCCTCGCAAAAAGTCCGCGGCGGTGGCCTGGGTGACGTTCTCGACGAACACGCCCGGCCACAGCTTGGCGCGGCCGAAGCCGCGGCCGTAAGTCAGCTCCAGGCGCTTCTCGCCGGTCGGCTCGTCGTACTCGTCGGTGACGTCGAGGGCTTCCATGCGCAGGGCGCGGTAGGTCAGATAGCGGCCGGAGGGCAGCCGGATCAGCAGCGAGCCCTCCAGCAGGTCGGGTAGGAAGATGAACACCAGGCGGCCGCAGGGGATCGCCTCGCCCGGCATGTTGCGGGCGAGCTCACAGGTGGTCCACAAATTACGGCCGAATAAACCGGACCATGGGTTGGCGTCGCGCCAGGCCGCCACAATCTGCTTGGCGTCGGCGTCGTCCAGGTTGAGGCCGTAGCCGGCCGCCATGGCCTGGAGGGCACCGACGCCGCCCAGGAAGCCGAGGGCGAGCTCGGCGACCTTGCCGCGCTGGCGCAGCCCCTCGGTGATCTCCTCGACCGGCAGCCCCGAGATGTTCGCGGCTGTTCTGGTGTACAAATCAGGAACCGATGGGTCGTTATCGACGTCGCGGAAGATTTGCAGCCGCTCCAGCGCGCCGGGGTCGTCGCCGACCAGCCAGGGCAGCACGCGCGCCTCGATCTGGGCCCAGTCCGACCACACGAACACCCGGTCACCGCCCGGCACGAAGGCCGGGCGGATCAGCAGCGACAGCTTACGCGAGACCGGGGAGCTGTCGCCGAAGGTGGCCAGGGTGTCGTAGGGGATCTTGAGCAGCAGGGCGTCGATCGCCTCCGGCTCATACTTCAGGGTGTCGCGCGCCAGGTTGTGGATCTGGACGCCCCTGGACGAGGCGCGGCCAGTCTGGGGCGCGCCGTTGAAGGTGTACTGGCCGTACAGCACGCCGTCGAGCTCCTGCTCCAGCATGCGGGCGAACTTGGCCGGCGTCTTGGAGCCGCCGTAGAGCCGGATCTGGAGCAGCCTGACGACGTCGTCGCCGAGGTTCTTCTCGATCGCCATCGGGAGCAGCCGCTCGACCTTGCGCCGGGTCAGATTGTGCTTGGCCTCCCGCACCAGGACGCCGTTGTCGTCGACCTTCTGGGGCCGCGACAGCAGCACCTTCTGGCCCTCCGGCGGCAGTCGGTCGCGGAGCCAGTCGACCATGCGGGCGACCTGGTCCACCGTGGTGATCGCGCCATTGGTCAGAGCACTCAGCTCGGCGTTGGAGCGCACCTTATCCTCGGCCGCTAATTTGGCGGCATGGGTGACCATCGGAACGTCGATGTAGATGCCGCGGTCGTTGACGCGCTCCATCGCCCAGCTCTCGGCCCACTCCTCGGCCGTGAGCTGCCGGGTGCGCCGGAACACGCCGCGCATGGCGTCGATATCGGCCATGGCGTAGTGGGCGAAGGCCAGCCACTCGGCCGGGTGCGCCTGCGGGGAGGCCCCCTGCTTGGAGAACAGCTCGATCAGTTGCTTGCCGGCGGTGTCTTTCTGATTGGAGGTGCCGCACTGCTTGGCGGCCTGCGCCAGCTGGCCGGCCAGGCCGTTGGCGGTGGCCTGCGCCATCACGTCGATGATGTGGTGCGGCTCAAGTTGCGGAAAATCGATGGTGGCGAAATTCCAGATCGCCTTGTCGAAAGAGCTATTCCAGGCCGCCCAGACCGCCTCGCCCCGCAGCACGCGGGCGTGGTGCTCCTGCACGGCGGGCGGCATATCACTCCAGCACAGCACACCGCCCGGCAGGCGACCGAGCAGCCACGATGTGACGGTCTGCGCCGGGGCGTCGCCGATCGCGTAGGCCAGCATGATGGCGTCGGCCTCGGTGGCGTAGCGGGTAGCGCCGGCGTCGATGTCGATCTTGCCGCGGGTCTCGAAATCGACCCAGCCGATGGCGGCCGGGTCGCGGAAGGCGGGCTGATAGGGTTTCATGTGAAAGGGGATCCTGGCGTGATGAGAAAAGGATCAGACCCCCCTGCGGTGCACAGGGGGGTCTGGGACTTCGTTAGCGGGCGGCGGGGCGGCGGCGCTGGCCGGTGGGCTGGGCCGCCTGCGGGGCGGGCTGGGCCGCCTGGGCCGGCTCCGGCTCAGGCTCGCGGGCCGCGGTGGCCACCTTGCGCTGGCGCTTCGGCGGCGGCGGGGCCGGCTCATCCTCATCCGGCACCAAATGCGCGGTGTCGGGCGACAGATTGCCCTCGGCGTCGGCCCACGCCACGATCGTGAAGATCGGGTTCCAGGTCTCGCCGTAGCTCGGGTGGTCGTAGGCCTCCGAGGTGAACGTCACCAGCGGCCAGTAGTACTGCCTGTCGTTGGCGTAGCGCGCGTAGACCTCATCCATCATCTTCAGGTAGGCCTTCTTGAAGCCGTGCGAGTTGTTGCGGTAGAGGCAGAGCTGGCCGGCGTCGGATCCGGTCACGCAAGTAATCTCAAAGCCGAACTGCTCCTGGAAGGCCTTGCCCTGCACGGGGGCCGGCTGCGCCGGCCAGGGCTGCTGGATCGAGGCCATCACCTGGCCCAGCATCTTGCCCTCGTTCCAGCACACCCATCCGCGCGTCGGCGTCATCAGGTTGACGGCCCACAGCGAGCCCACCTCAACCCTCTCGTCCTTCAGCCCGTAGCAGAAGGCGGAGCCATTCTTGAGCTGCTTGAAGAATGGCTTGCCGTCCCCGAGCACCACCGCGGAGCGGGTCTCGGCGATGCCCTTCATCAGGTTGTCGCCGAAATTAGTGGGCAAACCGGCGGAGCCGGGTTTTACGATTTCATTCATAGCTACATCTCCGTCCTACTGTCGACGCTCAGAGCCGGCCGACTTGGCATGGGTTATCTGCGCTAGTGCTGCGCGGAATTGATCGATGATGAGGGTGCGCTCCGGGGCGGGCGCGGGGTCGGTGGATGGCACCACCGCGGTCTCCGAAGAGGGCGGGGCGACGCGCAGATGCTCCGGCACCTTGACGCCGAGGCGCTTGGCGACGGCGTCGACCGTCTTGAAAGACTTCATTTTGTATTCGGCGATCTCGGCGAAGGTGAAGCCGAGCGATTGCAGCTCGGCCATCACCTCGTCCTGGTCGATCCACTGGCGCTGCTTGGTCTTCTGCTTCAGTTTCCAACCCGGCACCACGCCGCCGCCCTCGAGGTAGGCGTGCAGCTGGTCGTCGATCTCATTGGCGTAGGTGCGGAAGTGATCGACCAGGGCCTTGGCCTTGGCCAGGTACTCGGCGTAGGGCGTGACCACCGTCTGCTCCTCGCCGATCGTGCGCTCGATCGGCCTGAGCTCGGCGATGTCGAGCAGCGGCCCGGTCCAGAGCGGGCAGTTGATCTTGCAGGCGGCGTAGCGGCAGTGCTCGCCCTTGCGGCGCGGCGGGTTGCGCTCCAGGGCGGTGTTGAAGGCCTTCTGCAAATCCTCGGCGAACCACTTCACCTCCTTGCGGGTGACCACGGTGTGGGTCAGCACCTCGTTGGCGAGCGGCTGGATGATGGCGACCGCCAGGTCGGGCTTGCCCTTGTAGATGTGGCGGGCCGAGTGCATCGCCGCGGTCAAATAGAACATCAGTTGCGGATTGACGAGGTCGCCGGCGGGATCCTTGTAGATGGCCGGCACCGGGTTAGCGCCGAACTTCCAGTCGACATGCAGTGCTGTGGTCTGGCTGCCGACGCACCTGTGCAGGATCAAATCGACGGTGCCGAAGGCGTTGGGGACGCCGGGGAAGGTGACGTGTTTCTCGACCTCGGCGACGCGGAAGCCGCCGCCATACGCATCCTCCAGCGCCTCTAGCGCATACAGGGCCGGGTAGATCAGGGTGTCGAGGTGGTCGACGGTGAGCGGCCGATCGAAGAAGGTCTGGCCGACCATGTCGCCGAGGGCGACGTAGGGCGAGATGTCGCCGCCCGACAGCTGGCGCAGCCGCATCAGGGCGTCCATCACCGCATGCATGGCGGTGCCGAGGTTGGCGGCCTCGCCCGGCGGCGTACTCACCGCGGGCAGATTGAGGGTGGCTTGGAAGGATCCGGGGCAGGCGAGCAGGCGGCCCGCAATTGAGCCACCCACGGTGGTGGAGTGTGCAGTCATTTAATTTTTCCATCTACATCTACGGTTTCAAGGTGTACAGCATGGCATGGAGCCCATTGAATGGTCAAGCCACTTGAGAGCGCAGTTGAGACGGAGCTGGTGATGCGGGTGCGCGCGATCGGCGGCGTCGCCGAGAAGGTGACGGTGCAGGGCCGGCGCGGCTTCTTCGATCGCCTGGTGGTGCTGCCGGGCGGGCACATCGTGTTCGTCGAATGCAAACGGGAGAAGCTCGGCCGCCTGAGCCCACACCAGATCGAGCGTCATCGCATGTACAAGGCACTAGGGGCAGCGGTTGTGATTGTGCGCAATTCGGCGGATATTGACCGACTGCTGGCGTGAAAAAACCGCAGCGAGGGGCAACCCACTGCGGTTTTTCCGGCATCATCCCACCCCTTCAAAGGAAGAACGATTATGAGCGAATATGGACGATCTCTCAGTGGGGCGCAACCCCTTGACGCCGCCCGGCACCTCGTCACCTTCTTCGACGACAAATTCGCCTCCGTAAAATACGAGGACGAACTGACGCTGCCGGAGCTCGCGGCCGAGATCCGCGACTTCACCGACAGCTCCAAAGGTAGACTGCCCTGGCTCAAATTGGCGCGGTTCGGCGATACGCCGACGTCCAAGAATTGCTTGCGCCACAACAAGAACGTGCTCGAGATCACCGGCATCGAGATCGACTACGACGCCGGCGAAATGTCATTCGACCACGCCGTCAGCTCCCTGCGCCAGGCCAACATCCGCGGCATCGTCTACACCTCGGCGAGCTACGTCCCGGTCGAGAAGGAACGCTGGCGGGTGCTGTGCCCGACTTCGCGCGCGCAACCTGCCGACGATCGCAAGGGCCTGGTGGCGATGCTGAACGGCGTGCTGGGCGGCGTCATAGCGGGCGAGAGTTTCAATCTGTCGACGGCGTTCTACTACGGCCGCGTCGACACTAACCCGAACCACCGCGTCAAGGTGCTGGACGGCGACTTCATCGACACCCGCGAGGATCTCGAGGCGGGGATGATCTGGCGCGCCGCCGGCAAGGCCGCCGCCGGGGGGCAGAAGCCGGCACCGGCGGCGCATCCAGGCGCAGCGCGGGGGTACGAGCTGCAAGACATCCGTATCATGCTGGACCAGTGTCGCGCCAGATTGCCTGACGGCTCCGGCCAGTGGCACAACATCGTCATGTCGGTGACGGCGTCCCTGATCAACAAGGGCTGGACCGACGCGCAGATATACGAGCTGACGGCACCCTACGCCGACGCGGGGTGGGGCGACGACGACGTCGCCAAACTGATCGAGACGGGGCGCACTAAATGGGGGGTGGGGGATCCCGACAAGGCACCAGATATGGCCCCGATCGTGGCGCAGGCGATCGCCGACACCGCCGCGGCGGCGGCTCCGGCGTTCCCGGAGCCGGCCGAGGAGCCGGCCTGGCGCGAGCGGTACGTCAATGGCAAGCCGCGGCCGTCGCTGCACAACGCCCGGGCGGCGATCGAGCACGCCGGCATCGTGTGCTCGGAGGACACCTTCCACGGCCGGATGATGATCGGCCGCTCGGCGGCGGCGTCGCCGAGCGAGCCGGCACCGCCCTTCCTCGGGGCCGTGACCGACGCCAGCGTCCTGGCGCTGCGCTTCTGGCTTTCTGATAATTATGGGCTGGATTTATCAGAAAAGCATGTGCGGGAGGCGGTGCTGGCGCTGGCGCATGAGAACGCCTTCAACCCGGTGGTCGACATGCTGGCGGAGGCGGAGGCTAACTGGGACGGCGTCGGCCGCCTCGACCGCATGGCGGCCGACATCATGGGCTGCGAGGACACGCCGCTCAACGCGCGCTGCCTGCGCAAGACCATGATCGCGGCGGTGGCGCGGGCGCGCAACCCCGGCTGCAAGTTCGACACCATCCTGGTGATGGAGAGCCCCGAGGGCTGGAATAAATCCTCGGCGTGGGCGCTGCTGGCCGGCGAGGGCAATTTCTCGGACGAGGCCATCATCGGCAAGGCGGGCCGGGAGGTGCAGGAGGGCCTGGGCGGGGTCTGGATCCACGAGAACGCGGAGCTGGCCGGCATGCGCAAGGCCGACATCGACGTCGTCAAGGCGTTCGCCAGCCGCACCACCGACCGCGCCAGGCCGGCCTACGGCCGGTTCTCGATCGAGCAGCCGCGCCACTCGATCGAGGTCGGCACCACCAATGCCGACCGCTACCTCCAGAGCCAGACCGGCAACCGCCGGTTCTGGCCGGTCAGGATGATCAGGCCGGTTAACCTCAGCCAATTGCGCGCGCTCCGGCTCCAGCTCTGGGGCGAGGCGGCGAACTACCAGTCTGAGGGTGAGGCCCTCACCCTGGAGGAGGAGCTATGGGCCGCGGCCGGGGTCGAGCAGGAGGAGCGGCGGGTGCGTCACCCCTGGGAAGACAAACTGGCGGTGGCGCTGCGAGCGTCGGCCGTTGCCGTTCCCGGCCTGGGCGTGGTCGGTAACGGGATTGTGCAGAGCTCGGGGATAGAGGAGCGGGTCACCACGGCGGTGATCATGGAGCACGTTCTGCGGCTCCCGGTAGCGGACTGGAAACGCCACGGCCGCGACCTCGCGGAGGTGATGCGCGCCCTCGGGTGGACCTCCGCGGTGTTCAAAAACGAGGGGGTGGCCGCCCGCGGCTACACCAGGCCGGTTACGTCTGTTACGGACAGGACATCAAAATCCAATTAGCGCCATTCTCTATGGTGCTGTGTGCAGCGGGGGAGGAGAGAACATATAGTTTTATATATATATAAATGATGTAACTGATGTTACCGAATTGGAAACACAGGAAAAAATGATGTGACCGGTGATGTGACGGTTACATCCAAAACAGGGCTTTTGATGTAACAGCCCCTCCGGGGCGTTCGGAAGGAAGGCGAAAAATGAATAAGCAGGCGATTGAGCGAGATGATTTCGACGTAACCGGGCCAGGTCCGGTGGTGGCGCATTTACCCTCCAGGATGGAGCGTTCCGACGATCGGCGGGAGCGGCTCACCAGGGCGCTGGCGGAGATCCGGGAGATGGATGAGGGGGCGGAGGAGTTGAGCCAGATGGTGGCAATACGGGACCGGGAGATTGCCGACCTGAAGGCGTTCAATGCCTTCCTGGAGAAGCGGTGCTCGGACCTGGACGCCGACCGGATGATCTACGCCAAACAGGTGATGGCGATGGCGCACCAGATGTCGACGATCGCGGCCGCCGCCGAGCAGGGGGCCAAATTGGCAAAAGCCGCCGAGGCGCTGGGCCTCGGCGGCGATGCTGTCAGCGACGCCGGCAGCGCCACGAGTTCCCGTTAACCACCTTGCGGAGGCCGTGCCGGCGGCAGACGTCGGCACGGTCGGCTACCTTGGCCCCGCGGTTCGGCGCTGCCGTAGGGGTCGGGACCGGCTCCGGCGGGGCCGGGTCGAAGCGGGACGGTTCCGAGGCGGCGCAGGCTTCCAGGTCCATCGCGTTCCAGCCGGTGAGGTCGACCGCGTTCAGCAGCGTCGAGGTGTTGCGCTGATGCAACACATATGCGCATTTCAGGAATAGTCTCTTGTCTTCCTGGGTCAGGTTGTCCGGGTCGACCGCGAGGGCCGGCGTCGTCAGCAGCGCCAGGGCGATGAGGGCGTGTCGCATTAGATGCACTCCAATTTGCTGCATTCTGGGCCGAAGCCCGAGGCGATCGAGGCCGGCACGGTCAGCTTGCGGTTACAGCGGCCGCAGCGTCCTTCGTGCCAGATTTCCAGACTGTCGCGCATGATGCCGGCCGAGACGCGACCCCAGGCGTAGGCGAAGGCCAGCGAGGCGGGAGCGCCCGGCCCGATGTCGCCCCGCTTGGGCACCCTGCGGCCGATCCACAGCTTGCCGGCGGCGTCCAGGCGGCCGAGGTAGCGGTAGTCGGCCTCATTGTCGGGGCCTGAGAGCAGACCGATGAAATGGGTCTGGCGGTCTTCGGTGGCGCGGATCTGGTAGGTGAAGCGGGTGCCGGTTTTGGCCGACACCAGCGTGACGATGGCCTTGCCGCCGAGCATGTAGTCGCGGGCGGCCGCGGCGTCGGTGAACCTGTTGGCGGCGCTCATTGGGCGGCCTCCAGATTGCGGACCAGGTCGGCGATCGCTGCCATTTCGGTGTCGCCGTAGCCCCAGATCAGGGCCTCGCCGTCTTCCGGTTGGTCGGGGTCGATGGCGGAGAACTTGCCGCCCGGCATGATGTTGAGGATGACGCTATTGTCGCTGGCGGGGAAGTAGATGGTTCGGGGGTAGGTAGCCACGGTGATGATCCTTACAGGTTGATGGTGGGGGTCTGGACGGAGATGGCGAAGCCCATGGCCTTGATCTGCGCAATAACGTGGCGGGTCAGGGTGGTGGTGCCGGCGATGTTGGCGAAGGCCTTGGCCTTGTCGCAGACGGGGTAGATGGTCTCATTGCCGTAGACGTTCTTGATGCGGACGGTGATGGTCATGGTGGGCTCCGGGGTGGTGTGCTTCAGTGAATGGGTTGTAGTCCATCAAAAAAGCATTGTCCAGACATTTCTTCTGGGCAGACATATTGACAGGTTGGAAAATCAAAACTAGGGTTCGCTGGTCATCACACCAACGGAGCCAACCATGACAAAGCTATTGAACGCCTACCGCGCCTCCCCGACCCTCGCCAACGCCAAGAAGGTGGTGGCCTACGGCCGCAAGCACTCCTTCGTGCTCTGCTTCATGAACGCCGACGATATCGCCACCCTGGCCAAGGCCGACAACCAGACCAGGGAGGCCTGAGATGGACTGGCAATTTATGCGGTCGATGACCGCCAACGAGTTTCGGCAGGCGATCGCCCTCCTGGGGATGAGCCAGGCCGCGGCGTCGCGCTACCTCGGTCTGTCTGAGCGCCAGGTGGCGCGCATGGTGCACGCGGAGGCGGACGTCCCCGTCCCCGTCGCACTGCTGCTCAACAGCCTGCTGGCCCACAAGGAGCGGCCTGACGTGCCCTCCTGGGTGCCGGGCGCTTACTGAAATCATTGAACCGGCCGAAAAGGGCGCGTAGGGTTCCAAATCAGGGCCTTACGCGCCCTTTTTGCGTTCGGGGCAGCCATGGCGAACATGAAAACGGTGGCGTTGATCGACGCCGAGGCCAGGCGGCTGTCCCAGGAAATGGGCGACCGGCTGGCCGAGCGTATGCAGAACATCCTGTTTGAGCTCACCCGCGACATCGCCATGCTGCGCCGGCGCGTCGACAAATTAGAGGAGGGGGTGGTAACCCCGCCAAGTGACGAAACCAAAACGTAAAACACCTATTGATCTCAAGTCATTGGCGCGCGGCTACACCGAGACCGCGGTCAAGACCCTGGGCGGCATTTCTCAGACCGGCGAGAGTGAGGCGGCGCGCGTCGCGGCCTCGATCGCGCTGCTGGATCGTGGCTGGGGCAAGCCTAACCAGGACAATACGCACCTCGTCACCGGCGAGGTGCGCGTCATCCTGCGCAAGATGCTCGAGGATGAGGAATGAACAACACGCTCGCCACCATCCGTCTACCGCACACGGGGTGGCGACCGCGACCGCACCAGAAGAAGCTATGGCGATACTTGATGACCGGTGGCAAACGCGCAGTGGCGATCTGGCACCGCCGCGCCGGCAAGGACGAGATCTGTCTGCACGCCACCGCAGTGGCGATGATGGAACGGCCCGGCAACTACTGGCATTGCCTGCCCGAGTTCACCATGGGCCGCAAAGCTATATGGGACAGCGTCAACGCGCACACAGGACGGAGACGGATCGATGAGGCTTTCCCGCACGAGATGCGATCTAGTACCCGAGACCAAGACATGCAGATCCGTCTCCACAACGGATCAACCTGGAACGTCGTTGGTAGTGACGCCGTCACAAGCGGTTCAGGTATCGGGTCGTCGACTGCGGGTATCATCTTCTCCGAATATGCCCTCGCGAACCCGAGCGCCTGGGCCTACTACCGACCAATCCTCGAGGAAAACAATGGGTGGGCGGCGTTCATCTCTACTCCCCGAGGACGCAATCATTTACTTTCACTATACCAGCACGCCCAGCGAACCCCTGGATGGTTCGCAGAGCTCCTCCCCGCAACAGAAACTGCTGCCCTCTCCGATGAAGCTCTTGCCGAAACCCGAGCGGAGCTAGTCTCGCTTTATGGTGAGGATCAAGGCCGCGCGCTCTATGAGCAGGACATGCTCTGTAGCTTCAACGCCTCCGTCCTGGGGGCGTTCTATGCGCTGGAGATGGCGACGGTGCGGGCCGAGGAGCGCATCCTCGACTTTGAGCCGCCGCCGGGTAGGCCGATCGACTACGCCTGGGACATCGGCGTGCGTGACGACACCGCGGTGTGGGCCTTCGTCGCGGTCGGTGCCCAGATCCTGATACTGGACATCATCGTCATGAACGGCGTCGGCGTCGAGATGATCCGCGACGAGCTGTTCGCGCGCGAGCAGCAACGCGGCTGGAAGCACGGCACCGACTACGTCCCGCACGATGCCAAGGTGCTGGAGTGGGGTGCCGGCAGGACGCGCGTCGAGACCATGCAAATCCTCGGGCTCAAGCCGATGCTGGTGCCGCAGGCGGGCTTGCTCGACGGCATCAATGCCGCGAGGCGCACGCTGCCGCTGTGCGTCTTCCACACCCGCACCGAGGAGCTCGGCATTGCCGCACTGGAGGAATACCGTCGCGAGTGGGACGACGACAAGAAGACCTTCAAGGCATCGCCGCTGCACAATTGGGCCGCGCACCCGGCCGATGCGTTTCGGTACCTGGCTCAAGGTTATCGCCCGGCTCCGCGCCTCGTGGCGGCGACGCCGCGCCAGGAGGGCTGGCGCATCCCGCCGCCGGCGGAGCGGCGCAGAGGAAGCATCCGGCTATGAGAGGGTCTGATCTCAACCATCTGCCGCTGTCGTTCGTGCTGGGCTGGCCCGCGTTGATACTGTGCGTCGTCGGGTTGTCGGCGATCGCCATAGCGATCGGGGTCGGCGCGTGGTGGGTGATCTCGCACCTACAATGGGTGACGCCATGAAGCAACCGATGGATGACGGCCGCGGCATCAAGATTGCGATCGGCGTCGGTATCGCAGCGGTCATCCTCCTGGTGATAGGGGCGTTCTATGTCTGACAAGCCGCGCGACGAAGACACCAGGCACGACGACCTCGAATACAACCCGCAGCTCGAGCCCAAGAAGGCGCAGGCCTGGATCAACCTGTTGCAGGAGAGCGAGGACAATTTCGAGGATTGGAACGACCACTGCGACAGGATCGATCGGCAATACGCCTCCCTGGCGCGGCTGTCGCAGATGGCGCGCGACAAAGAGTTTCAAATGTTCTGGGCCAATTGCGAGGTCTTGAAACCATCAATCTATGCCAAGGCACCGGTCCCGGTGGTGGTGCCCAAGTTCAAGGACCGCCGGCCGGTGCCGCAGCAGGCCAGCGAGATCATGGAACGCTGCACCAACGTCGCGTTCGATCTCACTCGCATCAATGACCTGATGCTGCTGGTGCGCGACGACGTCAGCATGAACAGTCGCGGCGTGGCCTGGTGCCGCTACGAGAGCGGCAAGGGCAACCGCAGCTACGATCACGAGAAGGTCTGCATCGACTTCAAGGGCCGCCGCGATTTCCTGCACTCGATCTCACGCAACTGGCGCGAGGTGACCTGGGTGGCCGGTGCCAGCTACCTGACGCGCGGCGAGGCCCGCAAGCGGTTCTACAAGCACTCCGGCGACGCCTACCAGCAGGCCGAGTACAAGGTCGACAAGGACGCCAAAGAGATCGGCGGCGCTGATAACCGCGAGCGCGCCAAGTTCTGGGAGATCTGGGACAAGGCCAACCGGCGCGTGGTGTGGGTCGCGGTCGGCTGCGAGGACATCCTCGACGAGGACGAGCCGCACCTCGAGCTCCAGAACTTCTTTCCCTGCCCGAAGCCGGCCTACGGCACGGTGCAACGCGGTTCCCTGGTGCCGGTCCCCGACGTGTTGCAGTACAGCGACCAGCTCGAGGAGATCAACATGCTGACGGGGCGCATCCACGCCCTCAGCGACTGCCTCGAGGCCAAGGGGTTCTACCCGGCCGGCGGCGGTGAGCTCGCCCAGGCGATCGAGACCGCGGTGACGACGCACACCACCGACCGCATGCTGATCCCTATCTCTAATTGGGCCGGCTTCGGTGGCTCCAAGGAGGTCATCATATGGCTGCCGATCGCCGAGATTGCGCAAACTATCACGGCGCTCGTTGCTCTGCGGAAACAGGTGATCGAGGATATCTACCAGATAATGGGCCTATCGGACATTATGCGTGGGGCAACAGATCCGAACGAGACGCTCGGTGCGCAGCAGTTAAAGACGCAATACGGCAGTACGCGGATCAGGGACAAGCAGCAAGAGATGGCGCGTTTGGCCCGCGACCTCGTCGAGATCACCTCCGAGATTATCACCGAGAAGTTCGCCGACGACACCATCGTCGAGATGAGCCAGACGCAATTACCGACCAATGCCGACCAGAAGAAGAAGGCGCAGCAGATGCAGCAGCGCCTGATGCAGATGCAGCAGCAGATGCAGGCGCTGCCGCCGCCCGCGCCGGCGGAGCCGGGCCAGCCGACGCCGCCGGATCCCGGCGCGGAGCTGAAGAAGCAGATGCAGCAGCAGCTGACGGAGTTACAGAACCTGCCGCAGGAGCCGACGATCGACCAGGTGCTGACCTTCCTGAAGGATAACCGCGTCAAGTCATTCGTTCTCGACATCGAGACCGACAGCACCATCATGCCGGATGAGCAGCGCGAGAAGCAGCAGCGCACCGAGTTCGTCACGGCCCTGAGCGGCATGTTGCAGCAGATGGCGTCGATGGTGACGGCGGCACCGGAGTCGGCCAAGTTCTGCGGCGAGGTGCTGAAGTTCTCGCTGGCCCCGTACCGCGTCGGCCGCACCATGGACGCCTCGATCGACGACATGATCGAGCAGGCCGAGGCCAAGGCCGGCCAGGCCAGGGGCGACGACCCGGCCACGGCCGCGGGCAAGATCGCGCTCCAGATCGAGCAGATGAAGCAGACGACGGCGAAGGCCAAGAACGACCAGGACGCCGCGCTGAAGCAGCAGGAGCTGTCGCAGAAGGATATCCACAAGCAGTGGGAGCTCCAGAACGAGCGGCTGATCAAGCAGGCCGAAATGCAGATGAAGGCGCGCGACGGTGAGGGTAAGGTGGCGATCCAGCAGCAGAAGGCTATGACCGATCGCGAGGCGCACCAGATGCACATCGTCGAGAAGACACAGGACATGGACCTGCAACGCCAGAAGGGGCAGCTGGCGATGCAGGCCCACGCCGCCAAGCAGAACGACATGGCCAACCGCGCCAACGAACGACAAATGGCGTCACTCGCTAGACCAAGGGGAGCTAACTAAATGGCAGTCACGCATCCAACGGCAGTACGCACGCTGATGGCCGACCTGGTGGTCGACCAACTCGACCTCGACACACCCGCCGGCACCGTCGTCTTCCAGACCTCGGGCGGCACCACGGTGGCGACGCTGACGCTGTCGAAGCCGGCCTTCGGTGCCGCGTCGAACGGCCAGGCCAGCGCCGCCACCATCACGGCGGATCCGTCCGCGGTCGGCGGCGTCACCACCAAGGCCGAACTGCGGCGCGGCTCCGGGACGCCGATCGTGCTGTGCTCGGTCGGCACGTCGGGTGCCGACATCATCCTCAACAACACCACGATCACGGCGGGGCAGACGGTGGCGCTGACCTCGCTGACCTACACGGCACCAGCCTAATGGCGATCACCACAGCAGATGGCGTGATTGCCGGTGCGATCGCGGGCGGCGCACCCGTGTTTATCAACAAGGGCGTGACAGGCAACCGGACAACTTCCCGCATCTACTCGACTTGGCAGGTGACGGGCGTTCCCGGCCCCGGCAATATGGACACCACGCTGAACGGTGTCGTTCTCGATAGTTCATCGGCGCAGGTACCGGGGCAAATCCCGTTCCGGCACCCCGGTGGCGGCTCCAAGTGCTACCTGGGCCGGCTGGTGATGCAGAACGGGCTTGGCGGCGGGTTGATCCTTGCGGATCGTATCTGGCACAATGGTGGCCTTAGCCCCACCTCGATAGTCGCTCAGAACATCACAACACCAACGTGGCCCGCGCGCGACGATCTCGGCGGCACCGATGGTGTCGGTGTCATGGTCGGCCTTGAGGTGTCGGCGACAACTGGCGCGGGCACACCGACGCTAAATCTTGTCTACACCAGCAGCGATAATAACTCGTCGCGGAACGGGTTTGGTACGCTAGGGACATCGGCAACGACAGCCGCGCAGACCTTCTTTCCTATTGGTCTGGCGCAGGGTGACAGGGGCGTCAAATCCATCCAGAGTTTTCGACTGGGTTCAACGTGGACGTCTGGCACCATCAACCTTGTTGCGTACCGGGTGATTGCGATGCTGCCGTGCGGCAGCGCCTCGATCCCTGCGGAGATCAACGCACTGACGGGGGCAATGATCGAGCTACATCCCGGCACGGTGCCGTTCCTGCTGGATTTGGCACCGGGCAACTCCACCACGACGATGTTTGGGTGTCTCAACTATCTACATGGGTGAGCGATGGCGATCAGCACGCTGGCAGATGTCATCAACGGACTGACGCCGACCATCCCGATCATGAAGGTAGGAGCGGTTAACTCGGCGAACGCGCCCGCCGGTCATCATACCTACTGGGGGCACATTGGCGTGACGACGTCGGTGTCATGGCCTGCGGGCGCGTGGAACGCCACCCTCAACGGCGTCAACCTGGTGGCTCCGGTGTCGGGGCAATTCGTGTTTCCAGACCCGCCCGCCGGCCAGGACGCCTACATCGCCCGCGCGATGCTGGGCATCGGCGTCAATTCCGGTGGCGGCGTCCTGATAGCCGACCGCATCTGGCACAATGGCGGCTTCACCAATGCGCTGACGACGCCGCAGGCGATCGTGACGCCGGCGTTCCCGGCGCGCGACGACAACGACAGCTCGAATGGCGTTGGCTATTACTGTGTCCTTGAGGTTGAGACGGTGGTTACCGGGAGCCTCTTCACCCTGAATTACACCAACAGCGACGGCGTCCCTAATCGCACCGCGACCAATACGTCGGCTAATGGCACCGGTCGCAGCGCGAACGGCGCGTTCATCTTCGGGTTGGATACGGGGGACAAAGGCATCAAATCAATCGAGAGCCTGACCTTCGGCACGGCGCTGACGACCGGCAATGTCCACCTTGTGGTGTTTCGCCCGCTGGCTTTTCTGGCAACGACGGCGATGTCATCCAACAAGCCATACATCATGGACGCCATCAGCATGTGCATGCCGCGCATCAAGCCGGGCACGGTGCCGTTCCTACTCGGCTGTACCGGCAATTCAAATCCGGGATACGTCGGGCATCTATCCGGTGAAATCGTCATGACGCACGGGTGATGTCATGGCGTCAGGGAACGGCGGCAAACCACTACTCTCAAACACGCTAACCGCCCTCGGCCTGACCATCACGGGCTTCGGCTCGATTATGCACGGCGGCATCCAGCGCCCGGCGTCGCAGGGCGACATCGTCTGGCGCAATTGGATCATCGGCGAGACCGCCGACGTCGGCACGCTCAACGCGCAACCCGCCACATTGTCGGGCGCTGGCACGGTGTCGGGTACCGGCTTTCAGATCTTTGGCGCGGGCGCGCTGGTGGCGAACGGCGTGACGTTCAGCGCCAACTTTGCCCAGCACTCACAGGCGTTCGACAATGCGGTCTGGTTCAAGACCAACTCTGCTATCACGGCCAATTACACCAATGCGCCTGACGGCACGCTCACCGCCGACATGCTCAACGACACCGCGGCCAGTTTCAGTCACCTGGTTGCTCAAAGCCAGAATTTCTTCGCTGCGGTAGAATACACCTTCTCGGTCTACGTCAAGCGCGGCGCGGGCGACTGGGTGAGGCTAACCAACAACGCCGGCGGCAATTCTCATGTCGCCAATTTTAACGTGACCCTCGGCACCATCGGCTACACCGACCTCTACGGCGGCTCCGCCAGGATTGAGAACGTCGGAGACGGTTGGTTTCGCTGCTCGGTGACGCCGCCTGTTGTGCCTGCCGGTGCCGGCGGTGTCGGTAGCATCTCCGTCTATTTGATGGCGGGCGATACGACCTCCGCGGTGTACGCGGGCGTGGGGTGGACCAAGCACCTCTGGGGCGCGCAGCTCGAGAACGGGCCGGCCCCCACCCCCTATATACCGGCCGCCGCCAGCGTCGTCAGTGCGCCGATCCCGGCGCTGTTCGGCTCCGGCTACACCGCGGCCGGCTCGATCGCCGGCACCGGCGCGCTGAATGCTGACAGCGCCGCGGTGGCCGGCGTCGGCACTGTGTCGGGGGCCGTGGTCGGCATCACCGGCAGCGGCGTGCTGTTGGCAAATTATGGCGTCGCGGTGCCGGCCGGTGCCACGGCTCATGTTAATTTCTTCCAGGCCCCGTCAGGGTTTGTGGCAGGCACCGGCGCAGTCGGCATCGAGACGCTGATCGGCTACGACCCGGTGTTGGATCCTAATTTCATCACGGGATATAACCCCGCGTTCATCTCGCAGTACGGTTACGACTACGCGGAGCCTACGGGCGACGGCATTACGGTCCCCGCCTTTATCGGGGCGCTGCGCACGGCCGCAGTCGGCGGCGGCTCGATCGTCATCAAGTTTCAGAGCAGGCCCGATGATGGTTTGGGGTACGCGCTCGAGGATTTTGCTGCCTCGATAGCCACTGCTGATCTGATCAGACAGATCTGGGTGGAGAGTTTCGACGGCTACGTTGCAGCCGGCTCGCACCAATCCATGGATCAGATGGAGGCCGTCTGGACCTACTCGCCGGCCGGCGGGCACATCAACGCGCTGGGTTTCACGGTACGCCCCAGCAGCAAGTTTGAGTGGGCCGCCAACAACACCGGCGTGATCTCGTTCCCGCTGACCGACACCGATACGCCACCCGCCAACCCGATGGTTGCGGTCTATATCGACGCCTTCGGGCCGATCGCCTCGATCACCGCCTACCCGCTGCTGTCGACGGCGGATCTGAAGGCCAAGACGGCCCCGGCGCTGGATGGCCTGTACTCTCCCGTCAGCGGCGTCGGCACCGTCCAGACCATTGCCGTGGGCGCGCTGGCGGCGGGGCCGGCCACCCTGGCCGGCACGGCATCGATGGTGTCGATCGCCACCGGTGCGCTGGCGGCCGGGGCCGCGGCTCTGGCCGGCCTCGGCGTCGCGCAAGACCGCGTCACCGGCACCGGCGCACTGGCGGCCGGGTCCGCGGCCCTGGCCGGCACCGGTGCCGCGCTGGACGTCATCGTCGGCGAGGGCGCGGCCGTCGACATCGTCAACCTCACCGGCTCCAGGCAACAGGGCACGTTCGGCGCGACTGCGCCGACCGGGGCGCTAGGCCAGAGTTTCACGGCGATCAGCAACAAGATCACCAGCATTACGCCGTGGGTCGCCAAGGCCGGCGCGCCGATCGACAGCATGGTGCTGAAGCTCTACGCCGCCACCGGCGACCTGCCGAACACGGGTGTTCTGCTGGGTACCGCGCCCAGCGTGCTGGGCTCGAGCCTGGCGGCGGGGACGGCGGCCCCCCTGGAGTTTGCCTTCTCGTCGCCGATCCCGGTCACCAACGGCGTCAAGTATGTCTACACGCTGGAGCGGACGGGTGCCGCTGACGGCAATGGCTTCTACGTCTACGGCTATTTCAACCCCGCCAACTACGCGGGCGGTGCCTTCAGCCAGCGTAGTTCCGGCACCTGGACGGCCTACCCGCTCGACAGCGTCTTCACCATCAGCCACTCCGCGCGGGGCCTGAAGGCCGCCGACAGCGCGCTCAGTGGCTCCGGCGTAGTGATCGCCGGCAACTATGGCGTCCTGGTAGCGCAGCCCTCGGCCCTGTCGGGTGCCGGCACGGTCAGCCACCAGGCCGCCGGCGCGCTGGCCGCGCAACCCTCGGCCCTGGCCGGCATAGGCAGCGCCAGGACGATCGCCACGGGCGCGCTGGTGAGCGGACCCGCCACCCTGGCCGGCGCAGTCACGGTGATAACCAACGCATCGGGCTCGCTGGCTGCCGGCCCCGCGACCCTGTCGGGCATCGGCCAGGCGGTGGTGCCGGCCGGCACCGGCGACCTGGTCTCAGGCCCGGCGACGCTGGCCGGCGTCGGCGGCCTCTCTGCCGCGCCCGCGGTGGGCCTGGGCGAACTTGCGGCCGGCCCCGCGTCGTTGGCGGGCGCTGGTACCGTCACCACGATCACGCGCGCCGCGGTTGCGCTGGTGGCGGGGCCGGCCGCCCTGGACGGCGTCGGTACCGCGGTTAAGCTAGCCACCGGCACGGGGGCCCTGGTCGCCGCCAACGACGCAATATCTGGCGTTGGCTATGTCACGGACGGCGGCGCGGGTGTACTGATTGCGGGTACGGCGACGCTGTTCGGCGTCGGCACGGTGTCGACCGTGATACGGAAATTTGACAAGCAGCCGGGGCCAATGGAGTTCGGCCGCGTTGTTTACTTGCGGAGGTGGTGATGCCGCGAATGGGGTCTCTGGCTGATGAGAGTGGCTACCTCGATATCGAGCCGCCGCTGATTTCTGGCGGTCCCCAGGTCTCGGCCGGCTACGGCTGGGCCAACAGGGCCGCCGATATCGCCAGTCGTATCCCGGGCCACATGGTGGGCAACATCCTGGCGATGCCACAACGCGCCCTCGATGCCAGTGAGACGATGCGGAGCGGCTACGGCTACGAGCCAGCCCCCGTCGTCGACGCCGCCCTGACCGCCATGACGGGCGGCTTCAAGGGGACCGGACCCGGCGGCTTCGCCCTCGGCTCCGGCCCGATCGCCAGGGCGCGCAAGGCTAAAACGGAAACGCCACTAGGTAACGAAACCGGAACGATCGACATCCCTGTTCTTGGTCCGTCCTCGCCGATCAATGCGCCCTACATCAGCAACCCGGTGCGGGTCGCCAATCCCGGCGTCTACAAGCGGCCTGACGTGATCGCGGCCGAGGCGGCGGCCCGCGTCGAGCCGGAGCACCCGGCGCTGAAGGAGCTGTTTGGCGTTACGCGCCGGGATCTTTACGACATCAGCCAGCAGGGCCGCCGGCAGGGTAACAAGGAGACCCAACTATGGCAGCCGAACAAGCCCGGCAGGCCGAACGAGGCCGCGCTGGCGGTGATGAACCCGGCCAATGAGCAGCGCCTGATCGACACGCTATCAGAGGCACGCAAGTATGAGGGGCTGGAGCAAGGCATGGTGCCTTGGTATGTGATGGATCCGCTCTACCAGCGCATGGAGAGGCTGGTCGGGCCGGAGCGCGCCGCGAAGGAATATCGCGATTTCAACATGAGCATGACGCCGTTCTCGGCGGGGTCGAGCGTGCCCTCGGAGATCAACCGCGGCACCGCCGCTAATATGTACCGGCAGCGCGGCGACTATGAGACCTTCCTGAAGTACGGTGGCCTGAAGGCCAGCGGCCGTAATGTGCCGGGCTACCCGGAAGACCTGCGCAACGTCAACGGCATGATGGGGCACCTCAATCAGGCCAGCCCGGTGCAACGCTATATGGACACGGGCTCGCACGGCTACGGCGACGCCAACGTAAAAATCAATTTGTACTCTGATGCCTCTGGTGTACCGCAGATCGGCTTCCAGACCACTGGCGCGGTGCCTGACGCGCATTTCACCCGTGCAGTCGGCGTCCCTGACGCGCGCGCCAATCCTAATGGCTTTAACGAGTACATGGGTGGCACCGAGTATCGGCAGATCGGGCCGTGGTACAAGAACAAGATTGCGGATCCGCTCGGCATCGAGGCGGTGCCGGCGCAGGCATTGATGTGGGGCACCTACGGCCCGCAGACAGGCGTCAAGACCAAGATCGGCGCGGGCAAGCTCGAGCTGATGTCGAAGCAGATGTGGGAGCGCGCCAAGAAGCTCGGCGTCGACCCCTATGATTTCCGAGACAAGGTGCTTCGTGGCAAGGAGCACTCGTTCCTGTCGCCGGCGATGGGCGATCTCGCCGACGCAAGCCAATACGGCTAACCCCAGAGGAGACTACGCATGGCCCAGAGCGCAATCACCGTCACCGTTCCTTCGCCGACGCCGCCGACCAATATGTCGTTCCTGGGCCAGACGCCGCCCAATGCGCCGGCGCAGCCGGTCGTCGACGACGGCACCGCCGGCACGCTGACGGTGCTGGCGGCCAAGACCGCCAGCGTCGACCAGGCTAATTTCCCGAGTATCGACCATGAGGGCCTGACCGGCCCCGGCGTGGTGACGGTGGTGGCCCCCGGCTCGCGCGCCGAGGCCCCGACTGTGTCGGTGTCGACACTGGGTGCCTACACCGCCGCCCCAAACCGCGACCACGCCTCCAGCCTGTCACCGGCAACCAACCCGGTACTGAGCTCGATCTCGCCGACCACCGCGGTGAAGGCCGCCAGCGGCACCCAGCTGATCACCCTGACCGGCACCGGGTTCACGCCAGGCTGCCGCGTGCGGGTTAACGGCACCGAGCGGGCGGCGACCTGGGTCTCGGCCACCTCGATGACCTGCACCGTCAACAAGAGCCCGAATGCCACGGTGTGGCCGATCGAGCTGATGCTCGGCGGCGCGGTGCTGGGCTCGAAAGATTTCACCTGGACGTAAGTACGTCTCGGACGTTGAGAGAACGAGGCGTAATCCAGAGGGAGACGACGATGGCACACCCGAAGAACGAGAGCGACAACGAACCCAACACCAAGAACCTGGTCAAACCAGGCTCGACGATCGACCCCTCCAAGGGCCAGGGCGGCTTCTCCGGCCAGGGCCAGGTCGGCCAGGGCCAGCAGCAGGGTGGGCCGCCGATCCAGCGCGTGGGGCTGGAGGAGGACCGCGATAAGGCGCGCCAGCGCCAGCAGGACGCCTTCGACGAGGCCGAGCGGCGCGAGCGCGACAACAACCCGGCGACGCGGGAGATGCGTCAGAGCTACTCCAAGGACGCCCCAGGCATGCTGCCGCAGAACCAGCCCGCCGAGGATACCAAATACAACAAGCCGACCCGGGTCGACCTCGAGGACATCACCGGCAATCCCGGCCACCGCGGCGTCAATCCCGACGCCCCGGCCAACAGCATCAATGGCCCGCCGGTCGATCGTGGTGGCAGGGCCGAGAGTATCAACGAGCCGCGCGGCTGGAGTGGTGACATCAACAACAACGATCGGACCCCGGAGAACCTGTCCGGTACGCCGGGCGGAACGGTGTTCACGGGCAGCATCAACGAGCCCCCCGGCTCCCAGGTGATCCCGCCCGGCGCTGGGCAGGGCACCGGCGAGGAGGTCGAGCACCCGGCCGGTTCTGTGCCGCCGCCGGGCGGCCCCGGCTCCGTGGCGGAGGCCCCTACGATCGAGGCCCTGGAGCCTGACGAGGCCGAGGTCGGCTCCGCCGACATCGTGATGGAGGTGCACGGCACCGGCTTCACCCCGCAGAGCGTGGTCCAGTTCGGTCCTGAAAACGACCTGGTGACCACCTTCATCAGCGAGACCGAGATCACGGCCCCGGTCAAACCCTCAGAGTGGGGTGACGGCGTGATCCAGGTGCGGGTCAAGGCCGGCGGCGACGGTTCGCTCAAGAGCGAGCCGGTCGAGTTTGAGTTCACGCCCGCCGGCGTGCCCGAAGCCAGCCGGCAAACCAAGCGGACCCAACCCAAGAAGCCCAAGAAGACCAAGAGGTAGGATGGTTGAGCTAGTTGAGATCGCGCCCGGTCGATGGCGTGTTAAGCGGGCCGAACGTCGTTCGGCCCGCTCCGACCTGCCGCTGCCCTACGTCATCAGCGACATCATGGAGCCGACCGAGCAGGTCGATGGCAAGTTTTACACCTCGAAACGCCAATTTCGGGCCGTGGGCAAGGCGCTGGATCTGATCGAGGTCGGCAACGAGAAGCCTCCACCGAAAGTGCGCGCCTCCAAAACCGCCCGAGCGAAATCCGAGCGAATTAACGCCGTCAAGACCGCGATCGAGCGGGTGAGGGCCGGAGAACGGACGAGAAGTCCGTAGTTTTTAAACGCGGACATTTCGTCCGCAAAGTGCGGGGTAGTAAAAATGACTGACGTTCCAATCTCGTCGCCGGCACCCAGTGCCGCGCCGACGTCTTCGCCTGCCCCCGCGCCATCAGCGCGTGAGGTGCCGATCAACCAGAACCCGGTGTCGCAGCCAGACCCGATCGGCTCGCAGGCCCCCCAGGCCCCACCACCGAGCCGGCGCGAGACCATCCAGGCCGCCTACGACCGCGCCAGCAAGCCGCAGCCCAAACCGGCGGAGCGGGCCGAGCCCAAGGCGGCGGAGGCCAAGCCCGGCCACAACAACCCGCCCGAGGAGACGCCGCGGCTAAACCTGAAGAAGCGGCCCGACGAGCAGGGCGAGCCGCAGCCGCGCGACCGCGGTCGGTTCGCGCCGCGGGAGCAGCAGCGGCCGGAAATGGCCGGAAATGCGGCTGATAATTCCCGGCCATTACCGGCCGATCCCGGCCAACCCCACGCCAAGCTGCCGCCGCACGCGCCCTACGCCGAGCCGCCGCCGCGGATGGCGGAGCACGGCAAGCGGGACTGGGCGACGACCCCGGAGACGGTGCGCGGCGAGGTCCACCGCATGCACCAGGAGTTCGGCAAGGCCGCCCAGCACTGGCAGGCCCAGCTCGAGCCCTACCGGGCGGTCGAGCCCTACCGCCGCATGGCCGAGGAGCACGGCACCACGCTGGACAAGGCGCTGGCCAACTACACCGGCATCGAGAGCAAGCTGCGCGCCGATCCGATCGGCGGCCTCGACCTGATCGTACACAATCTCGGCCTCAAGGATCCGCAGACAGGGCAGCCGATCGGCCTGCGCGACATCGCCTACCATGTGCTGAACCAGAGCCCCGAGCAGCTGCTCCAGGTGCAGCAGGGCAACCAGCAGGCGGCCGCCAAGCAGCACATCGGTCAGCTCTATCAGAAGATCCAGGGGCTTGAGCAGGTTCTGCAACAGTGGCAGAATGCCCAGCAGTTCACCTACACGCGGTCGGCCGTCGATCAGTTCGCCGAGACCCACCCGCGCGTTGATGAGCTGGGAGCACTGATCAAGCAAGAGATCGATCTCGGTTTCGACCTTGAGACAGCATACCGAAGGGCCGAGCTACTCTCACCGGCCACCCACGCGGCTCAGACCCGCAACCCACCGGCTCAGACCCGGCCAATGGATCGTTCTATCTCAGGCGCGCCGGATGTGGCTCCCTCAAACGGAGCATCCCGCCCTCGGAAGTCCAGTCCCACAGCCCGCGACGCTGTTCAAAACGCCATGGCGCGAATGAACGGCGTGCATTGATCTGAACCCCGTGTGGAGAGGCAAGCATGCCCAATATCAACACCCAGCAACAGTACCAGCAGGTACTGTCGATGGCGGTCGAAGACCGCTCGAGCGGCTACCAGGATCTCGTTTCCAATAACAACGCCTTGTTGGCGATCATGAAGCGCAAGGGTCTGTGGAAGACCTATTCGGGGCCGTACATCCGCGAGACATTGCAGGTCGGCAAGCAACTGTCGCAGTGGTACTCCGGCTACGACCAGCTGCTGAACCCGGCGATCGATCTGTTCAATGACGTGGTCTACTCACCGAAGATGGTGGTGGTGCCGATCATCCTGAGCATGCAGGAGATCCTCAACAACGAGGGCGAAGCGCAGCGCATCGATGTGCTTGAAGCATATTTATCGGCCGCGGAGAACGCGCTGGAAGACGCCATGGACGCCGGCATCTATTCGGACGGCACCGCCAACGGCAACAAGCAGATCACCGGGCTGGCGATGGCTATCCCGGCGCTGCCCAACACCGGCACCTACGCCACCATCGATCGCGCCATCACCCCGATGTGGCGCACTACGGCATGGGACGCCAGCAACCAGGCGGGGTCGACTACGCCGGGCATGCCGGCCGCACTGACCACGCAAGTTACCAAGGACAGCATCAGGCCGATGCTCAACTACATCATGACCAAGCAGTCCCGCGGTCGCGACTACGCAGATCTCTTGATCATGAGCCCCGAGCATTATGCGGCCTACGACGCGGCCACCGTGGCGATCCAGCGCCAGACCAGCAACACCTCGCTCGGTCAGCTCGGGTTCACCGCGCTGGAGTACATCGGCGGCGGCAAGCGGGCCGAGATCGTGCTCGACGGCGGCATCGGATCCAACATGCCGGCCAACACCACGTTCGGCATCAACACCGACAGCCTGCGGCTGCGCTATCACCCGAACCGCAATTTCGACAAGCTGTTCGATGGTGACGGCCAAATGCCGATCGACAAGGACGCGGTCGCCCAGTTTATCGGGTGGATGGGCGAACTAACGATGGTCAATCCGATGTTCAACTGGCGTCTGTACGACAGCAACATCGCAGCGTGACACCAATCTCGACGCTCGTTCGCACCGAACATGGGAGCGGGCGTCGGGGTGCAACTGGGGCCGTTGACGTGTAGGTACCACGCCTTCCTTCCACGAAGACGGCTCCAGCCATTTCACAGAAGGAAGGATCTACCATGGCTATGCGCGACCCCGACGACACGCTCGTTGTTCTATTCCGGCACCAGGCCTTTGAGAACCCGGCCAAGTCAACGGAGGCCGGCCGGCCGATCTTCGACGACCTCGAGGTGTGCGAGATCCGCGCGCCCGGCTCCAAGGACGTCAAGATATTCAAGGCGACTGACGTAACGCGATGGGTCGATGACCCGGTCACCCGGCAGCAGCGTCAGGAGACGTATGCCGAGCGGTTTCGTTACCAGTACCAGCAATTCAAGCGCGACCTGGTGCAGACCAAGTCAGGCACGCCGCTCGAGCACGTCCCGTTCCTATCCGACGCGCGCCGCGCCGAACTGCGGGCGCAGAACGTCTACACCGTCGAGCAGCTCGCCGCGATCGAGGGCTCGGAGCTGAAGAACCTCGGCCCCAGCGGCCGCGAGTTCAAGAACCAGGCCGTGGCCTTCATTGCCGACAGTATGGCCAGCGCGCCGAACAAGCAGCTACTGCTCGAGCTCGAGGCGCTCAAGGCGCGCAACGCCATCCTCGAGGAAGACTTCCAGCACAAGAAATCGCGCGAGGAGGCCGAGGAGGGCGAGTTCGCCGGCATGGAGGCCGAGGAGCTGCGCGACTACATCAAGACCCACGCCGGCCAGGAGCCGATCGGCGCGAAGAACATGAACCGCAAAACCCTGATCCGCATGGCGATGAGCGTGCGGCCGGCCAAGGTGGCATGACATGACGCTGCTGTCGGTGGTGAAGGACGTATGCGCGGCGGTTGGCGTGATCCAGCCGGTGTCCATATTCTCCGGCATCACCGGCAACCGCACCATGCAGGAGATGCTGTCGCTGGCCAACGAGATGGCGCAGCGCATCGCCTACGACGGCCGCGACTGGACCAAGCTGCGCGCCACCGCAGTGATGACCGGCGACGGCGTGCTGACGGACGAGGGCTGGGTCGGCACCACTGCCTTCAGCCTGCCGGCCAACTACAAGCGCATGCTGCTGAACTCGAATGTGTGGCGCTCCACCTCGTCACAGACGCCGATGCGGTTCATATCCGACACCGAGGAGTGGATGCACCGGCGCGCCGGCTGGAGCGACGACAGCTCGGGCGAGTGGACCATGTACGGCGGTAAAATTCATATCTACCCCGTGATGTCAGCCTTTGTGCCGGCCGTGCCTGCGGTGCCGGAGGATATCGGCCCGCCCTATGTGCCGGCGCAGCCGGCGCGACCGGCCGTGGCGGCTACTACTGCTTACTTCGCCTACCTCGACAAAAACTGCATCGACCTGGCGGGCGGCGGCCGCGGCGACGTGTTTCAGACCGACCTCGACACCTTCACGCTGGATGAGCGCGTGCTCAAGCTCGGCATGATTGCGCAATGGAAGGCACAGAAGGGCTCGCCCTACGCCGAGGACATGGGGACGTTCGGCGACGCGCTGACCATGGCGTCGGGGCATGACAGCCCGGCACCGATCATCATCGGCCGCGGCACGCGCGGCGGCCGCGTCGCGATCCCGACCCAGACCCTCTACTTCCCTGGCGGCGGTACGCCATGAGTTCACATCAAGCCTTCAAGCGGGTGGCCGTGCCGGCGCAGATGGCGCAGAAGCTGGAGACTGTGACCATCCCGGCACCGACCCGCGGCCTGATCCTGAGCGAGAGCGAGGCCTTCATGCAGCCTGGCGCGGCGCTGGTTTGCGATAACTGGAAGCCGACCATGCGCGGCCTGTCGCTGCGCGGCGGCTGCCGGAAATGGTGCGACCTGCACCCAGGGCTGGCGCTGGACGACCCGCTGCGCCTGCCGGTTATTTCAACCTTCAACTACGCCAGCGGCATCAATCACCAGATGTTCGCCGCCGACGAGACCAAGGTCTACAACGTCACCGCCAGCCTACCGACGACGGTCGCGAGCGGGCGAACGTCGGGCAATTACGCGGCGTCGCAGATGGCCAACCAGGGCGGCGACTGGCTGATCGCGGTCAATGACGCCGGCAATCCGCCGCTGCGCTATGACGGCGTATCGTGGGAGGTGCTGACATCAGGCTATGTGCCGCCGGGCGGCAAGCCGTCGACGATCGACGTCGACCTGACCAAGTACCCCGGCGCGCGCGTCGATGGTGGTCAGAACCTGTCCTACGTCTGCAAGTATCGAAATCGTTTGTTCTTCATCGAGCTCAACTCGATGAATGCTTGGTACCTGCCGCTCAATTCGGTCGGCGGCAATCTGGAATACATCCCGCTGTCGGGTGCCGCAACCAAAGGTGGGAAGCTACTTTTTTGTGCAACCTGGAGTTTAGATGCCGGCGATGGCATAGACGACAAGCTCGTATTTTGCACCGATCTCGGAGAGCTGATCATCTTCACCGGCGGCGACCCCGGCAACTCTGCCAATTGGCGGCAGGAGGGTCGCTACGAGATGAGCGCGCCGATGGGGATGAATGCCCACATCCTGGTCGGCGGCGACCTGATGATCGCCACCGTCGACGGCATCCTGCCGACCTCCGCTGCCATCACCAAGGGCCGCGTCGAACTCGAGCTGGCCTCGATCACTCGCAACATCAAGCCGATGTGGCGCGAGGAGGTGCTGCTCAAGCGAGAGTGGCCGTGGACCATGTGTAAATGGGACGAATACGGCGGCATGTTCGTGAGCTGGCCTGGCGGTGCGCCAGGCAAGCGACTGTGCGCCGTCGTCAACCAGGCCACCGGGGCGTGGGCGCGGTTTACCGGTTGGGACGCGACCTGCTTCGTCAAGCTGCGCGAGCAGATGTATTTCGGTACGCAAGACGGCCGCATCATGGAGGCCGACCGCACCGGCTACGACGACGGCGCGGTCTATGTCGCGACGATGGTCGGCGGATGGGAAATGTTTTCGTCGCCGTCGCAAACCATCACCTGGCGGCAGTCGCGCGCCATCTTCGCGGCGAGGCCGAACGAGCCATTCATTCCGCAGATCTCGGCGACCACCGACTACGTCATCGACATACCAACGCCGCCGCCGGCCGGCGTCGACCCTGGCGTAACAGACCTATGGGACGAGGGGCTATGGGACGCCGGCAAGTGGGACAACGGCGTGACGCCGGTCATCAGCGCCCGCAACACCGGGTGGATTTCGATCGGCTCCACCGGCTTCACTCACGCGCCGATCGTGCAGATAACCGTGGCGCAGGCGGTGCGACCGGTGGTGGACCTTATCAGCATCACGGCGACCTACGAGCGCAGCGGGATCAACGTCTAGGGAGAGCAAAATGTCATTCATGGACGTGACCGGCGGCGGGCCGATGTCGATCGGCTACAACAACATGCTCGCGCAAAATCAAGTCAACCAGTTCAACCAGAGCATGGCGAACTCGGCGGCGCAGAACAACGCCGCGATAGCGGCGGCCAACTCCTATAACCCGTGGGCCAACAGTGGCGGCGGCTTCGGCCAGCAGACCGCCGACTACTCGGCGCTGGGCGCGGCCTACGGCCGGCAGGTCGGGCAGGCGGCGGCCCCCGGCACCTACAGCCCCGGCAATGCTGGGGGCCTTAGCTCTTTCAGCGGCATGCCCCTCGGTGCCGGCGGCAGCAAGGGTTTTGCCCCGCCGGATAGCGGCGATTACCAGACGCATGACGCCTGGGCGCAGGCTTACGACGCCTACATGGGCGGCACTTGGTCTCCATTTTCCGACCAGCCGCAGCCATCGCTGCCGAGTGGCGGCAGCGCCGCCACCGACTACTACGGCAGCCAGCTCACCAACCCCAACAGCAACGCCTTCCAGGGCGGCGGCTGGCAGCCCACGCCGCAGGTGCCGACGCCGCAGCCGAGGCCGCCGACCGCCGACCTGAACCCCGGCGCGGCGATCCCGTCAGGCTGGGGCGGCTACGGCGGTATCGGCAGCGATGCGAGATACGGCGGCGGCAGCAGCAAGACCGGTTTTGCCCCGCCGGATAGCGGCAACTACCAGACGCATGACGCCTGGGCGCAGGCTTACGACGCCTACATGGGCGGCACTTGGTCTCCATTTTCCGACCAGCCGCAGCCTGGCGGCGGCGGGGCGTGGGACACCACTGACATATACGGCCGACCTAATCTGCCGCCAGCGGGCCAAAGCTGGGCGCAGACCCTGTCGGATCAAGGTGCCAGCAACGCCGGCGGGGGAGCCTGGAGCAGGGTCGATCAATTCGGACGGCCTTACCAGCCGCCGGCGCAGCAGGCGCAGTCGCCCGCCTACCCGATGGCCGGCGGTGGCGCACTGCCCGACTACAACGGCGACATGTGGGGTGGCCGCGACGCCATCGCCCAGTCGATGCTGTGGCAGCAGCAGAACCCGATCATACAGGGCGGCGGGCTCAACCAGATGTTCGGTTTCGGCGGTAAGGCCGACCCCAGCGCGGGCTACTTCACTACCGGCGTCGAGGGTGCGGGCATCGGCGGCTGGGGTGCCAGTTACTATGACCCCGGCACCCACAGCGCGGCGGGGGGATAAATGATCGACTACGTCTACGGCCACGATCAGGTTGTCGCGCAGTTTGTGGCGTCGATGATCCCGCATTGCCGGCGGGGCTTCGGCCCCAACGTCAAGACGATCGGCGTGGTCGAGGGCGGCCTGCTGCTGGCTGGGCTGGTCTACCACAACTGGGATCCCGACGCCGGGGTCATCGAGATCTCCGGCGCGGCGCTGCCGGGTCACTTCTGGCTGACGCGCGAGACCATCCGGCACATGTACCAGTACCCGTTCTTCGTCTGCGGCTGCCAGATGGTGGCGCAGCGGACACCGGCCGACGACGAGCGGCTGCTCTACGCCCTGGCCCGCTACGACTACGCCTTCAGCAAAGTCCCGAGGTTGTTCGGCCGCGACCGCGACGGCGTGGTATGCACGCTGACCCGCGAGGCGTGGGAAAACAACCGGTTCAACAAGCGCCTCCGGCACCATATCCCCGAACAACTCAGCGAGGCGGCGTAATGCCCAGCCAGTATCCCCCCAACGTCAATGGCCAGCGCAATGCCATCGCCTCGGCCCTGATGAACATCGCGCAGCCGCCGCCGCAGGTACAGATGCCGCAGCCGCCGCAGATGCCGCAACAACCACCAATGCCGCAGCAGGGACCGCCGCAGGGCGCGCCGATCGGCAACTCGATGCCGCCGCAGGCCCCGCCGATGGGCGCGCCGCCGATGCCGCAGCAGGCCCCGCCGATGACGGCACCGCCAATGCCGCAACAATCGCCACAGCCGCAACAGCCGCAACCCCAGATGCCGCCGCAGGGCATGCCGCCGAGGATGTAGACTATGGGCAAACCCGACGCACCGACACCGCCCGACCCGATGCGGACTGCGGCCGCGCAGACCGGCACCAACGTCTCGACGGGGGTCGCGAACGCATTCCTGAACAACGTCAACCAGAACACGCCGGATGGCTCACTGAGCTACGACGTCACCGGCACCCACCAGTGGACTGACCCGTCGACCGGCACGTCCTACCAGATCCCGCGGTTCACCTCGACGCAGACGCTGTCGTCGGCGGGGCAGGCGCTCAAGAACACCACCGACCAGACCAAGCAGAGCCTGGCCGAGACCGGTCTCTCGCAGACGCAGAAGATCGGCGGGCTGCTCAACACGCCGTTCAATCCCTCCACCGGCGCGCCGGCGGCGGGCACCGCCGAGGGCATCATGGGCGTGCCGGCGGCGTCGACGTCCTACGACGCCGGCGGCCAGATCCAGATGGGGCTCGGCGACTACGGCCAGCAGCAGTCGACGTTCGGTGAGGCCGGCGACATCACCCGCTCCTACGGGCCGGCAGACAACTACAGCGCCGATCGGCAGCGCGTCGAAGACAGCCTGATGGCGCGGATCAATCCGCAATTGCAGCGCGAGCGCAGCAACATCGAGCAGCGCCTGGCCGACCAGGGCATTCGCTACGGCAGCCAAGCCTACACCTCGGCGATGGACGACTATAACCGGCAGGCCACCGACACCCGGTTCGGCGCGATCGGGCAGGCCGGCCAGGAACAGGCCCGCATGAACGACATGGCCGCCAAGCAGGCCGGCTTCCAAAACGCGGCCCAGCAGCAGGCCTACCAGCAGGCGCAGGGCCGTGGCCAGTTCGCCAATGAGGCGCAATCACAGAACTACCAGCAGGCCCTCGGCGCGGGTTCGTTTGCCAATCAGGCGCAAGGCCAGGCCAACTCGCAGAACGCCGCCGCGGCCGGCTTCAACAATGCCGGCCTGGCGCAGCAATTGGCGCAGCAGCAGTCGGGCTTCAATGCGCAGAACTCACAGCGCAATCAGTACATGCAGGAGCAGTATCAACAGCGCAACCAGCCGCTGAACGAGATCAACGCGCTGATGTCGGGGTCGCAGGTACAGCAACCCAATTGGCTGAACTCGCCGACGTCGCAGATAGCGACGACCGATTTCGCCGGCATCATGAACCAGAACTTCAACCAACAGAGCCAGAACTATCAGACCGCCAACCAAAACTGGCAGCAGACGATGGGCGGCCTGCTCGGGATGGGTGCCGGCCTGATCCGGTCGGATCGGCGCGCCAAGGAAGACATCACGCCACTCGGCTCGGTGATGACCACCAACGAGAACGATCGGCCGAAGATGGCGAGCGTGTTCGGCACCCGCGAGGAGCTGCCGATCTACGAGTATTCCTATAAGGACGACCCGGCCGGCACCAAGCATATTGGCCCGATGGCGCAGGACGTTGAGAAGGTCGACAAGAAGGCAGTCAAGACCATTGGTGGCGTCAAGCATATCGACCCGCGCCGGGTGATGGGCAACATTATGAGGGCCGCGTGATGGCGACCAACGAACCGCTCGACCAGTTCAAGGGGTTTTTCTGGCCAGACGCCCTCGGCCTCGGTGCCGGCAGCAGCCTGAAGATGCGCGAGAAGATCGCACTGGCGCAGATGATGCAAAAACGCGCCCAGGCCAAGAACGTCGGCGAGGGGCTGGCCTCGATCGGCGACGCCCTGGGCGACCGCCGGCTGGCGATCGAGCTGGAGAAGGCCGACGTCGCCGCGCAGCAGTCGGCGGCGGGGCTAGGTGCCGCGCCCGCGCCCGCCGAACAGCCGCCGCCGCCACAGCAGCGGATGTCCTACGCGCCATCAGTCGACGTCGAGGAACCCCCGCCGCAGGCTGCGCCGCCCCCGCTGGCGACCCAGGTGCCGCCGCGGCAGCCGATCCCGGTGCAGCCGCCGCCGGCACCGCCGCCGGTACGGCCGCAGAACTCAGTGATGCCGCCGCCCCAGGCCGCGCCGCCGCCGCAGGCCGCGCCGCCGCCGCAGGCGCTGCCGCCCGACCAGCAGCAGAGCTATGAGCCTGGCGCGCCGACGCGCATGACGCCGCAGCCCTACCGCCCGGGCGGGCCGCAGCCGCAGATCGGCGCGCCGATGGTGCAGTCGGCCCCGCAGGCTGGCCCGCCGCCGCAATTGCCGCCCGGCGACATCCCGGCCCCGACGCTTGAAGAACGCTTCGCCCCAGCCAGGGGCGGCGGGCGGCAGTCGGCGCTGGAGCCGCCGCCGGAGGATCCGCGCGCCGCCATCGCGATGGCGATGCTACAGCAGCAGGGAGGGCCTCCACCAAACCCTACGATGCCGGCGGGTGGTGGCCTGCCGGGTAGCGGAACGTCGGACGCGACAGACTTCTCCGCGCAGAGCCGGATCCGGTCAGCCCCCGCAGAGCCGCCCGCGCCTGTGCTTGGCTATGTGCCGCCGGAACGCGCCGACCCCGCCAGCGTGCCGCCGACCCAGCCGAGTCGGCGCGAGATGGAGCTGCGCGCCCTGCTGCGCCAGCACATGGGCAACCCCTACGCGGCGCAGTCCCCGGCCGCGGTCGAGCTGCAAAACCTGGAGGCCGCCCGCGCCCGCAAGGACGCCGAGAACCAAGAGCTGTTCAAGGCCAACATCGCCCGCACCACCAAGCGCGACGAGCAGATCCAGCAGGCCAAGATGGACCAGGCCCAGCGCGAGGCCTTGGCGCTGGAGACGCGGCAGAAGCTGGTCAACTACGGGCAGAACCGCCTCCAGGCGGGAGCCGCCGACCACACGCTGCTCGGCACGCCGCAGAGCCCGCAGCGGTCGGGGCAGCCGGAGGCGGATCCGCCGCCGCCCGGCGTCATCCCGAAGGATTGGGCCGAGCTCCAGACCAAGAAGCTCATTGCCGACAAGGATGCACTCGACGCCGTGCGGCCGGAGCTGAAGGAGACGCTCGACCTCATGAAGGAAATCCGCACCCACCCCGGCAAGGAGCGCAGCATCGGTGCGCTCGGCGGGCTGGGGAGGCTGACCCCCGAGGGTCAAGGGTTTGATGCTCTCAACACACAACTCAGGGGCAAGAACCTCGTCGCCGCCTACCAGAAGATCAAGGGCACCGGGCCAGTCGGCGAGAAGGAGGGTGAGAACATCGCCAAGGCGCAGTCGGCGCTCTCCACGGCGACCACACTGGCGGATTACCACAAGGCCCTCGACACGCTCGAGACCACCATGCGCGGGGCGGTGGAGCGCGCCGAGCGCAAGATGCGGCAGCCCGTGACGGCGTACCAGAACACGCCAGACGACCCCTACGCGCCGGATATAGGGCAGGTCGGCACCCGTGGCGGCAGGACGGTCGAATACATCGGCGGCGACCCGTCCAAGGAGACTAGCTACAGGACGGTGCGCCGATGACCTCCTTCGACATCTACAACAGGGAGCAGCCAGACCAGCCCGCCGCGCCGGCCGGGCTGCCCTCGTTCGATGTCTACGCCAAGCCCGCGGAGGCCCGGCCTGCCGGGCCCGAGGTCGGCTACGCCGAGGATATCGGCAAGGGCATCGTCGGCGGCCTCGGCCGCGGTGCCACCGGCCTGGTCGGCCTGCCCGGCACGGCCGGCAGCCTGGCGCGCTGGGGCCTGGGCAAGGCCGGCGTGCCCGAGGAGTACCTCACCAAGGGCGCGGCGATCGCCCGCCACATCCCCGGCATCCGCGCCCTGACCGGGCCGAACGGGGCAGAGGTTCAGAAGGCGGTCGAGGGCTACACCGGCGAGTTCTACCAGCCCAAGACCATTCCCGGCCAATACGCCTCGACCGGGGCGGAGTTCGCTGTCGGGTCGGCGCTGCCCGGTATGGGTGCCGCCGGCGGCCTCGCCCGCAATCTCGCGGCCAGGACGGTCAATACTGTCGCGCCGGCGGTCGTCTCGGAGACGGCCGGCCAACTCACCAAGGGCACGCCCTACGAGCCCTGGGCGCGCGCCATTGGCGGCGTCGCCGGCGGCCTGGCGGGTGCCAAGGCGATCACGCCGATGGCCCCCGCCGAGGGGGCCTACGCGCGCGCCGTGGGCACGCTGGAGGCGGAAGGCATCCCCCTGACGGCGGGGCAGCGCACCGGCAACAAGAACCTGCAATACATGGAGAGCAACGCCGTCGACATGCCGCTGATCGGCGGGCAGGCCGCCCGGCTGCGGGACGCGCCGTTGACGGCCCTCGATCGCACCGTGACCGAGCGGATCTATCCCCGCGCCGAGCTGCGGGCGCGCGGCGTCCCCGACGACGTCAACCTGCCCGACCCGCGGGTGGCGCAGGCCGGGCCGGAGGCCCTCGGCGACAATTACACCCGGCTGACGCAGGCACCGTTCGTCAGCAACCCGCGGTTCCAGAACCGGATGACGCGGGCGCAGGACGAGTACGAGCGGCTGGTGATGCCGCACGAACAGACGGCCCACGTCGGGGCCACCCAGGACAACATCATCGATCGTTTAGTGACCGGGCAGGGCCGGATGCCGGGCGACGAGTATCAGTCGATCCGTAGCCAGATCGGCACAAGGCAGCGCGCGCCCGGCATCAACCCCGACGAGCGGCACGCCCTGACCGAGTACAAGCGCGCGCTGGACGAGGCCTACCTGGCGGGCCTGTCGCCGGCGGATCGCGCGGCGCTGATGGCCAACAACCGCCGCTACGCGCTGATGAAGGCGACCCAGCCCGCCGTCGACACGGCGACGGAGCACCTGTCGCCGGCCAAGCTGGCGCAGGCGGTGCGGGCCCGGCGCGGCGCGCAATACTCCGCGCGGCGGGGCGACCTCGACGAGCTGGCGCACGCGGCCTCGGTGGTGATGAAGCCGCTGCCGAACTCAGGCACCGCGGCGCGCCTGGCGGCGCAGTCGGGCGGCGGCGGCACCATTGGCACCGCCATCGGCGCAACGGTCGGCGGGCCGGTCGGCGCGGCGATCGGGTTCGGCATCGGAGCCGGCGCGCCCCTGGTCGCGCCAGGCCTGGCGACGTCCCGCCTCGGGCAGGCCTACCTGGGCAACCGGGCGCTGCCGCAGAACGCCCGCGACATCCTCGCGCAGACGTTATTACAGCAAGGCATTTCGCAGCCGAGTGGGATCAAGCGCAACGAGGAAGAACGTGAGAAACTGCGCCGGATCTATATTCGTGGGAGAAACTAATGCCGCGCGATGGAACAGGAAACTACACCCAGCCCGAGCCGAACGTGGCGTCGGGCACCACGATCGAGAGTGCGGTCTATAATCACTTCACCGCCGACGTCGCGGCCGACCTGAACTGGCCGCGGCCGATCCTCGCCGGCGGTACCGGAGCCAGCAACGCCGTCGACGCCCGCGCAGCACTGGGTGCCGAGACGGCGATGCAAACCGTCACCAATTACGACATGCACGTCTGGCAGAACGGCTCGTTCTGGTCCGCTAATGGCGCTACTGCTGCACCGGCCGCCGGCACCTATTCGGGCATTGTCTACATTGCAAACAACGACCCCAACTACATCACGGTAGAGGCGCGAGAGACCAACAGCGGGAAACTGTGGGTCCGACAAAAGGCGGGGACGTGGGGCGCGTGGGTTGCCCATGACGGCATGGTGCCGGCGTCGGGCGGCGTGCCGATCGCCGGCCCGATGGCGATCACCAACACCACGGCGTCGACGTCGGTCGACACCGGCGCGTTGACGGTCGACGGCGGCGTCGGCGTCAACGGCGATGTGCATGTCGGAGGTAGTATTAACGTCGTCGGTGACGCTGCCGCCGAGGAGTACATCTCGCGTTACGGCCTCGGCGGCGTCTATCGCTTCGGCCCCAACCCGGTCACCAATTATCTCTACTTCGACGGGGCCAAATTTGACCTGATGGGCGGCCCCCTGAACGTCAACGGCGCGACGGTCGGATCGCTGTGGGCCACCAGCGCGAACTTCTCGGGCAATGTCAGCGTGATCTCCGGCACCTTCAGTGTCGGCGGCGCAACGACACTCGCCGGGCTCACCACGAACGGCGCGCTCACCACGAACGGCTCGAATATTTTCAACCAGTCGGGGACGGCCATCGACGCTAGCGGTGGCGGCCCCTTCATGATCCAGTCCTCGGGCCAGGCCATGATCACCCTGCATAACCAGGGTTCGTTCGCGGCCAATCTCGGCTTCATCGGTGCCGACCTCTACTTCGGCGGCTGGTCGTTCGGGGCGGGCGTAAAGCACCGGGTATTGTCGACCAAAGACCTGAACCCCGCGCAACTGTTCGCGGGCCTCCCGGTCACCATTGTCGGTGGCGAAGGCTACTGGACCTCTACCGGCGACGAGCAGAAGATGCTGGTCGCTTACCCCAACGCCATCACCATCACCATCAACGGCGCGGCGCATCCAGTCGGGGCCGTCATCACCTTCTACTGCCACGCCTCCAACATGAGCATCAACAACACCGAGACCATGACGTGGCGGGGGCCGAGTGGCGCTACTTCCGGCAATCGCGGCCTCGGCCAATTCGGCACCGCCACTGCCGTGAAGTGGACTGGCGGCAACTGGACGATCTCCGGCAACGGACTGACCTGATGGCGGGCGCATCGCACGCGGCACTGTTGATGGCGGGCGGCAGGATTTTGCCGACCACAATCTACTATCTGATTGTGGCTGGTGGCGGCGGCGGCGGATTTAGCTGGGGCGGCGGCGGCGGCGGCGGCGGCATGCTGGACGGCAGTTTCTCGCGCGGCACGATAACCGAACTCAACATAGAGATCGGCGGCGGCGGCGGGGGCGGCGGCACCAACGTCGGTGGGGATGGCGGTAACAGCCACATCCGGC